CACAAAAGAACGACGATAAATCCAATATTTAAAAGCATCTGAAAAGTTTGTGGAAAACATTGGACGAGATGCTAAAGGCAATTTCTCGGAACTTTTATCTTTATGAATAGTTCTGGAGCCTTTTCTATCTGTTTTTACCATAATTTTTGTTAGCTCTAACGAACTCTTACAGCATTTGCACAGAAACTTATCCATTCTTATTTTTGGAAGATTAGGGAAGCTTTCCGTAAGCATACGATTAGCAAACTGATATTCTTCTTCTTGTAAAATTGTTGCCTGATTTAACGACATTAAATTTACAACCCAACCTGTACTGTTTCCGTTTTCGTCTTTTTCAATGGCTCTTTTTAATGCTGATGCCCAGTCTCGCTTTGTTTTAGAATTTTGATTTCCCGAACGATCATAATACATATCCAATAACTTAACCGGATGATGTTTATAAAAATCCCTAAACTTTCTGCCTAGTTCCACCTCATTTTCTGGAGCAAGCGTATAAAACTCTTTTAGTCCATATAAATAATTACCTCTTTGTTGCCCAGAAATTATACTACTCATATCTCCAAAATCGACACCACATTCTAATTTTGCATTATGATCTATGTATCGAAGTGCTAACGAACTTTCCTCAATTGTATCTAATATTGAAAACCTATCGTAATATGAATTGTTTACACCATCCTCATAAAAATGATGATCGCCTAATGCTCCGTAGAATTTTTCTCCTTTAGAAATAGCAATTTTAAAGGAAAGAATGGCACTTTTAAATTCTTCTGGACCAAGTGCTTTTAAATTGGCACTAAAATAACCATCTGTTAGAATATCAACATTTACAAAGGAGGATGCTGCATAAAAAAACGTAGATCCTTTTCTTATTCTCGTCCATTGACATGTCCAGTCTTGCAAACTTTTTTTTAATCGTGCAAGTTCGCTAGTGTTACCTATTTGCTTTTGCGCTATAATTTCCTGCTTAATTTCATTTAGAACCAAAGCAGCATGAAGCGCCAGTTCTATTTGTTCCTGGTCCATTTCCTTTTCCATGTTCATAATCCAATCATCATCGTTTAAAATAATGTTTGGCATATCGGTAGTAAAAGTATTGCCCATATAATACACAGAATGACCAAAGGCAGCATATTCTCCACGCAAAGCAGGAGTAGAGCGGTCTAATTTCTTTTTCTTTAATAATCGTGCTTCATCGCCATATCTATGCTGATAAGAAGCACCTGCAAGCCCAGAAGGTTGGTCTAGTGAGCCTAGCACAAAATGACAACCGTTAAATATTGAAATACTGTGTTTATAAGATAATGGTGGTTTGTAAGGATTCTTAAAATGCGCTGGAGGTCTTTTATCGGTAATAAAATGAATTCCTTCTTTCCATCCTTTACGTTGCCAACCTTCAATTAAAGCAGGCAATACATTTGTAAGTGCATTTGCATATGTATCTGAAAGAAACATTTGATAACTTCTAGGCATATCATAAATAATGTCCATAGATCGTTCTGCAACAATATCAGAAGTCTTCGCAGAACCACGCCCTAAAACTCCATAGAAATCTTGCGGTTTTATTAAATCTACTAGCATTTTAACTTTAGACGCAAACATTACGTTTACATTATCGTCGTTAAGATTTACGTGGGTCCTTCTGCTCATTTGGGAATATTTCAAACGGAATAATATCGGCTTCCTGATATATTCGTTGTTTTTCTTTTTCGTTTAGGTCTGGAATCTTTTTATCAATAAATTCTTTTAGACGATTTCTGTCCATTTTTGGCAAACCAACTTCTTCTGCTTTTGTAGAATATACAATAAACGGACGTTGGAATATTTCGTCTGGTAATTCTTCTTTTTCGGCTTCAAATACGCCACGCATTTCTGCAGCAACTTTTACCATTTCAACAACACGCTTACTATCAGCACTGTCTTTTTTAATTTGACGCACAAAGTTTATTTCTTGATCTATAATATTAGCGTAGAAATTTCCCCATGCTTTTTTAGAAACATCTTTATCGGTATAGAAATATTCTATTGCTTCGTTATAAACTTGTGATGCTTTGTAATGCGTTAGTTTTTCGGTAATTATTAAATGCTTAATTACTTTTTGGCGACTTCCGTAAACGTCAATTCGCATTATCATTCCATGAACACGCGTAAGTAATTCTAAATACATAACTATTTCAGGCGGTGCATCGTTAGGATTTCCGCTTTCAATAAATGCATATATATCGTCTATGTTTATTTTATCAATCAACATCATGTCCAAATAAAATTCTATCTCTTACATTACATATTTCAATTTCCCTGCTTTCTTTTAAAAAAATTTGAGCCGCAGTAATGTTTCCGCTTTCTGCTAATTCTCTTTGTTTGTTCATTATATTGAACTGTGCTTTTAGTTTTCCTGCATCGAAAGCTTGTCTAATATCACTACGCTTATCATACCATAAAGCCATGAACCCTTTTTTTGGCAACTCTAATTGCTTGGCAATATTCTCTGGAGAATAATTACAAGCAGCTAAATCCATTGTCATTTGGATTTCTTCTTCTGTTATTAATAAGGGTAGTTCTTTCATTCTAGTACTTTTTTAAATTTATTGTTGTAAACAGTTGCAATCTAAAATCATACAACCCTTTACTATTAGCTAAAATATACTGTTCATAGTGTGCGTTTTCTGCCCAGTTACCAGAACCTTCAATTACAAAATGAGCATCGTTTGTTTTCATTAAACATACTTTTGCATGGCTCCAAGCATATAACACTTGGAAATTTGGACGGGTAGAACTCATTGCCATTAAATTATCAATAGTAACCGGATTTCGTTTAATCATACTATCCGAAATTAATAAAGTAACTTTTTCAATAATTCCTTTGTCGTGCATTTCAATTAAAGCATCTATTACTCTTCTACTAATAGAATAAGTACACGCATATAACTCTTTTACAGATTGCGACTTAGCAATTAATGGAATAAATGTAAAAGCATTAAACGCGGTATCACTTTGTAGAAAGAAAAACTCTTCAGCAGTTGGCAATCTATTTAAGTCTTCACTTAAATTAGATATTTTTTGGAAATGGCTAACCACATATTTTGACTGCCAAATTGCTGAAGGCTTTAGTTCTTCTTTTTCTTCTAATTCTGTTTTTTTTGGATTAAAAAATTTATTCATTTTTTATACCTAAACGAGCATCTACCAATTTTAACTTTAATTCTCTTTGAGCAATTGCTTCACTTATTGTAGCAAGTTTCTCAATATTGCTTTTGTGCTTTTCTAAATCTGCTTTTTTACGAGATAAGTATGTAGCTGTTGAAGTTTTGAACTTAACCATGTCTTCATTAGTCATTGTATCTACTTCTTTTTTAGCTACTAATTCAAAGAATAAAGGATGCTTTCCTAAAACAGTTCCATTTTCTTTATAATGATTTAACTCATCATACAACGCCCTGTTTTCTGCAAATGCTTGTTCTGCTAGTTTTGCTAATTCTTGAAGCTCTGGATCATTTTCATCTTGAGCAGCAACTTGTGTAATATTTGCATGTAAGGCAGCATATCTATTGTGCGCTGCTATTTTACGCCCTACAACAATATGCATTTCATCTGGAGTTTCTTTGTCGTTTAAAAAAGGAAACTCTTCTCGAATTTTTACTTTTTCGTCTGTTGGCAAATCTGTTTTTTCTGAATGTTCATTTAAATTAAGATTTGAATCCTCTAGGTTTTTATCCTCTAGGTTTTTATCTTCATTTCCTTCTTTAGAAAAATCTTCATCAGAAATTACTTCCAGAACATAAGATTTAACTTCTGCATCTTTAATACCGTGCAGTTGTTGTAAATCATACAAAAGATTCTTTAATCCCTGTTCAGAATAGCCAGAACTGTTTAACCTTCTTTCAACGCCAAGGTTTTTATTTGGGGATTTCCGATACAATTCAAACGCCTCGTTAAATTGCTCGTATTTGCTTTTTGGCAGTTGCGCCAAAAAACCAATTACTAAATTTTTTAATTGTCTAGACATAGTTTTTTTATTAATATGTAATTACTGAACTCAAAGATTGTAATTACATTCTTTATAAGGTGTGACATGAAACAAAAAGCCTCTCATTACGAGAGGCTTTTTCAAAATAACTAACCAAATAAATCACTATGAGCGCGATTGTTCTATTAAATAAGTTGTTGCACCGGCTTTATAAACTACTAACGTTATGTTAGAATCACGAAGACCAACCCATTGTGTACCATTAACTAAAACTACGGTTGCAGCTCCAGCAGTTGCAGAAGCTAGAGTAGCAGGATCCGTTCCACCATCACCAATTAAAGTCACCATTTTACCATGTGCTAAATCAACAGTTGTAAAAGTTACAGCAGCAGTAATGTCTAAAGAAGGTAATTTATAAAATGCTCCATTCGCTTCGTTTACAACAGTTGTAGCAACAGCAGCAACCGCAAAAGGTTCAGCAAAAACTAAAGCCCCTTCATAATGTTTAGGAACTAATGCAGTTTTTGCAAAGCTTTCAAATGAGAATGTATGAAATCTTCCATCATTATTGTCAGTTTTTGCAGGCTTAATTTGTAATGGAGCACAAGGAGTTCCCATTACTTCATGAAAGTTGTCTTGACACGCTTTGTGAAAAACAATTACATTTCTACCCAACCAGTTTTGTGTAAATTCTTTAACCTCTAAAGTATTACCAGGATGTTGAAGCATAAACTTCTGATTGATTGAAATAGAATCTTCATCTCCATCAGACTCATAAGGAGCATCCGTTTTAGATTTTGTTCCATACAGTTTAATCATTGATGCGCCTGTTTTTAATAAAAACTGACCTGCAATTTTTACTCCATTTCCATCGCTAGGAGGAAAGAATAAAATATCTTCTACATCAACAATTACCGTTTCGCTCTTTGGAGCAGCCGAACCGGGAGAAATCCCAGTTGGCTTATTTAAATTTATTTTTGTGTACATAACTTATTGTTATTATAAAGATTATACAATTAGACAATTACCCTTTTAGTTTCTGTCCATGATCCATTAATCAATGTTAATTGAACATAATCAGCAGCAGTATCTAATATTGCAGCAGAAACTACTTTTATATTTCCTGTTGTTGAAAGCGTTACGTTTACAGCTGCAGTGTCTGTTCCATAGATAGAAATTGTTTTACCAGGTACTCCGTTTACAATTTCTGTAACTGCAGTTGTCGCAGCTCCATTAAATTCAAAAACATCTCCTTCGTTTGCATCGATAACCGCTGTATCAAATTTTACATTTTCAACAACATTAATTGCTGGAGCACTAGTTCTGTTAATTTCAAAAGGAACTCCTCCATCAGCAGGAACGAATAAAGTTAATGTACCTCCTGTTTTTAAATCAAAACTAGCATTACCAGTTAACTTTAATTTAGTAACACCATGAACTACGTTTAAAGTTGCAGGTAACGATGTGTTTCCTTTAATTTTAACTACTTGCCCTTTGTAAGATAGTACATTTTCAATTTCTGTAATTGTAGATGTTCTATCTTTTGTTACATAAACATTTGGATGTACTAATTTTAGTTTTGTGCTTGCGTTTTCATGCAATGGAACAAAAGTATCCGCTGCAAAAATTGGAGCAGTATTAGACCAAACTGTTTGTACTTTAAATTCATCTGGATCATTGTCATCTACTACGTTTCCAATATGTTTAAGACGAACCCCCATTTTATAGTCTGCCATTACATAGATTTTACGCAATAACATTTCAAATTTGTACATAGATTTCTCAGCAGGAATGTTTTCTAATAATTCAATGTTATCGTCAAAAGTGATAAACATAAAGTCAGAACCAGCCGCATCAATTAATCTTTCAAACTTAATGTTTGGATAATCTTTTGGCGTTATTGGATAACCTTCATAATTATTATTAGAACCGCTAATTACTTCGTCTCTACGTTTATATGCACGCAACCATTCGTCAGATAAGTATAAAACCAAGCCCTGTTGTTCTCTAACTTCGTCTGGCAATCTTTTAATGATTACATCTATATAATCTACAATGTTTGAAGTTGTAGGTAAACCTAAATCAAAGGCACGATATTTTTTTGTAACATCCCTAGCTTGCTCTAATAGATAAAAC